AGTCTGTCTGGCCGTCGATGGTGACGTGCAGGACCTCCCCGCCTAGCTCGTAATCAATCTCCTGCGTACTGAACTGCGGACTTAAAGTCACACGAATGGGCATGATCTCCTCCAAAACGAAAAGCGCCACCCCGAAAGGTGACGAAAGAATCAATAGATAATGGCTCTTATGTCAGGAGCGCAGATGGCTGGCAAGAGTGCTTCATGCTCCGGCTCATCGACTTGACCGTCACCGGCGTCGTCACTTCGCCACCACCGGCGTCTTTCTTCAGCGCGGACCCTTGGTATGGGCAATGGGCCGTTGGACTGCTTGGCATCCGCGGTGGAGGGGTCAACGACCGGCATATCTACGACAACTTGCGCGTCGGACTAGCAAGCCACAACGAATGGTTCTACCAACTAGCAGCGCCTCTGAGCGGCCACGAGAACCGTCACGCAACCTTCCACGCCACCGGACGCTGGAAGTAGCTACTTCCAGGTGCCCGTCGCGGAAGCTGATTGGTCCAGTGCTTGGCAGTCCGTCGGCCACTCGTAACCACGAGCTGCGACCAGCGTCAGGGCAGTCTGAACGGTGTTGTCGGCAAATAAATCGGCTGGTGACGAGAGTTGCCGCCGATCACCATTGGGAAGGAGTCCACTGTTCAGGCGCGGAGTAAAGGAAATGCTGATTGGACCGTGAGCGAAGGAAGCCGGATAGTTCCACGAGTGGCGGAGCAGGTCACCTGAATAACGTTCAGCCGTGAATCCGAAGATGCGGCATTCTTGGCTTCCATCTGCACTCCTGACATAAGAGCCATTGTTGTTCGAAGCCCGGTACGTGCCGTGCGTCCACACCCACGCTCCACTTATGAGGGTGAACTCCATTGCCCCACCATCAACCGCAGCCGGGTAATTCAACGCCCGGAAGACAGTTCCCTCAGGGTAATCACTTGGGTTGTAGACGCTCGTGTCCGGCGTGGGGTTCCCCCTACTGTCTAGGGCCATTGCGTCACCGTTGATGAACGGCCACTGGAAACGCCGTGCATTGTCACCTTGAAGTCCAACAATGTAATCGCCGGGTCGTGCGCGGTCTACTGGTAGGTCGTTTAGGGGCCTTGGATTATCAGCCATTGGGTTCCTCCAAAAGAAAAACCGCCCCAAGTTGGGACGGTCACAAGAGCTTAGGAAGCGCTTAGTTGCGGGTTACGCGGTCTGCCGGGTGACCAAGCACCAGATCATTAGTGCGATCACTGCCAAACGACTCGGCAACATCCAAACGCCCATTCTCAAGTCGGAAGTTCCATCCTGTCTGCTCACTAGCCTCCCGGAGTACAGCCAGGCTGGTGGCTTCGTCTGCAGCGAGGCTGTTCACGGTCACACCCGCCTCACTTGGAATGTCACCGACCTGTATGCCTGAGTGGGTGCGGGCTATAGCTTCAACCGCGTAGACGACGGGTGTAACGCCACGCCTTGGGGATTGCTCCTCCTCATCCTCCACACTCTCCGTGTCGTCGGTGTACAGGTTGATTCGCACATCAAGAATCGCAGCAGCAGTTGTACCGGGAACAACTCCCAGCCGGTCCGTCATGCTGCCCTGCACACCAACCGTGTCCTGCTCACCCTCCCCACCCACGTGGATGGTGTCGGGTGTCCACGGCATCGCCTGCGCCTCCGAAGGGGACTCTCCCCACCGGAATTGCACGGTTGTTTTCACGGGCGGGTCGTAGTCGGAAAGCCACCTGATGCGGTCCCACGTTTTGAAACCCGGAAAGTCACTGGAACGAAAGCGCACGACAATAAACCCGTTCGCGTAGTGGGCGTTATTCGAGTCTCGAGCGAGGATCACCTTGCCTGGCATGGTGGTGAGGTCCACCCGGTACGTTTGGATGGCTTTGCTCCAGTCGCGGACTCGTTGCCACTCCCACCCGTCCACAACCGCCCGAGCCACGTCCGCAAAGTCCATGTTTGACAGTGCCGGCCCATACTGCGGGGGTGTAATGTTCGCTGCGAGCAGGATTTCCTCTGTCAACGCTGTAAGCGTCACGTGACCCTGCTGCACACTCCGGTCACCAATCCGACCCGACACCTTACGCTCGCCGTCCTGCCAAACTTGCAGGAAACCAGCCAACTCAGCCCGGTCTAGTTTGATGTCCCCCCTTGGAATGGTGACACTAACTTCTGTGGCTTCGTTGGCACGGCGGGTGAAGGTTGGCTGGTCAATCCGGTCTAGTACCTCCAATAGTGTCCTGTGCCGGTCGTAAAGTCTAAGTTGATAGGTCATGTGAAATGCCGGCTATCGGCTTCCTTCACGGCTTTCAGGAGGTCATCGGGGGCGTCCATAATGACTACTTCCATCACGCGGGCGTCCTCCACGCCAGAAGGCAGGTAGTGGCCCTGTTCGCGCCACCCTTCGTGCTCGTCGCGGATGCGTTCTGCGATCTTCTCGGCGGCTTCTCGGTTGGGGCAGGCACAGACTACGTTGAAGTCCACGTCTGCGACGCCTATGACCACTAGGGCTACTGTTTTCATGTTCATAACCACTTGTCCCTGTACTCGATCTCCACTCGCAGGTGCTTACCACCACCCGGATTGGCGATGCTTACACGCACTTCGTTCAAGTGGGGGATGAGTGTGAAGCCGTCCGTGAGGAATGATTCGGTGATGCTGTTCAACACCCCCTGCCCGTTCAATTGGGCGGTCATGCGAGCAGCGTCCACGATCAGGGACTGGCCGGCGGGAATGTCACCCACGAACCCAAGAACCTGCCCTGTCGTCTCGTTCGTAAGGATCGGATGGGCGACAGCCCCCCCAACCGCCGTGAGTTTCAGGACCGGGTGGACATTCACACTGCTCTGCGTGGTGACGGGCAGGGTAGCGGCTGTGGAAACAGCCTTGCTCACATGCTCCTCCCACAGGAGGGGCCGACCATCCTCAGTAACCAACAGGTGCCCGTCATTCGTGGTGAGGAGCCCGGATTCACTAGTCTCAACTGGCGCAACGTGCAACTGTTGGCTGTACCAGTGCGGGTCTACAGCGATAAGAGGGATGTCTATGCGGTACTCGGTTCCCGGTTGCTCAATCGTGTAGGGTGCGCCCCTGACTTCGGCAGTAATGAAACGTTCAGGTGCGTGCCGGGGGTAAATCTTGATGGGGGAGTACGCGAGGAAGCCCAGCAGAGCATCCAACTCCTGTTGCAAGGCCACCCTGTCGGGGTTCCAGATGCTGCCCCGGATCTCAAACTTCCTCGGTTCAAGATGAGCACTCGTGACGACGCCACCATGCCAACTGCCTGTTTGCACGTCAACCCGGCGGGAGAGGGGGATTTCGTGGAGCATGAGCGACCGTGGCAGCAGCAGCCCCAAACCCAGTTTGTTGATGAGTTGCACTTACTGCCCCCTTCCACGGGCCCGGTTGGTGAAGAGTCCACCAAAGATTCGTTCCACTCGTGGGGCCAGTTCGCGGGCCATTTCATCGGGGTCGCTTGCCCCTTCAATCGTGATTTGGAAGGCGCCCCGCTCGAACGTCACCGCGCCCATTCCAGTTGCCGGCGCTGTGAACTGCAGGTCACCAGTGAACCGCGGCAAGCGAGCATCCAACAGGTCGTAGATTCGGTTGCCAATGCCAGTGAGGCTGTCCAAGTTCGCTAGTGGACTGAGGGTGTCGAGGAGCAGGTCCCTTGTGGGCCCGGTAATCTCACTGATGCGGGAGCCGCCTGTGAAGTTGCGGCGTTCTGTCCCGTCTGGTCCGTCATTCTGGTTGCGGGGTTCCGGTCGCAGACTGTTGGGAATGCCAGACAAGAACGTGTCGGTCATGTCAGTGATGTCCTCGACCAGGTCTGGGTACTCTTCCTCTGCATAAGCCTGGGCAGCTGCGGCCCCCTGCTTGTTGTAAATGCGGGTGAATTCGAGGATGAAGTCTTGCACGCCAGCAGCAGCGATCGCTGACTCAACAAAAGCCTGATAGATGGCATCGAAGATGGCTTCGCGCAGGCCTTCTTCGAGGCGAGCCTTCCAATCGTCGTCCTCGTTGATCCAGGCGTCCACCCCGCGCTGCATGCCGCTGGCAATGCCGTTCGCGAGGCCCTCAGCGATCGCTAGGGCAGCCTGGAAGGCTTCTGTGTTGAGTTCGGCCTTGGTGAAGCCGAGGACGCCCAGCAGGCCACCACGGGATACGCGGCTGGTGTGGTCCTGCGCAAGGGCGTTGACAAGCTGCTCACCCAAGTACCGGCTGGACTGCGCGGCCTGCTTCGCTTGCGCTTCCACTTCCTTCATGCCGTTGCTGAAGTCACCCAACAGGGCACTCGCAAGATCGATAGACGCGGCGATTATCTCGAACGGGTTACCCGAGACTATGGCCGTGGCAAGGCCAGCGACACCATTGATGACGTCTTCCAGGCCAAGCCCAAGCGCACTGTTCAGGCTCAGAGCGACACTGGTAATGTCGTTGATCGTGTCGAGTGTCTGCCCGCGCTTCCGGTCGGCTTCCTCAGCGGCGTTCTGCTCATCCTGGTACTCGGTGAGCCCGTCGATCAGGTCTTGCAGATCCCCACTGAGGCGCGGGTAACGCTCCTGCAGCCCTTCAAGCGTCTCAATGTACTGATCTATCGCCGTCGGTCCCTCACCAATCAGGTCGAGATAACGTTTCTCAGCCTCGGTAAGGGTCTCCAAGTCCTTCGCGTGCAGCGCCGCCCAGTTGGGACCACCCGACGCCGCTGGCATTTCCAGTGCCACAGGAGCGCCAGCAGAAGCAGATGTTCCAGGCATGGGGATGGCCCGTGCTTCAGGAAGATTCGAGGAAACACCTGGGATGGGCACATCCACAGGAGTCTGCAGGAGCGGCGAGCGGGTAGGCGAATCGTAAATTGCAGCACGCCAGGCCGGGTCACCCCAAGTTGCCTGGTTCGTCATTCGCGCCTGGCGCTTCCGTTCGCGAGTCTCCCGAGCCTGCCAGCGAGTCACAGCCGGGCCACCAGAGACCGCTGGGACGATGGAAATAGCAGGCCCGAGATAAGTCGAAGCAGCGGGCACAGGAATAACCTTTTCGGGTAGCAGACCCTGGTAGTACTCCAGTTCCTCGCGCTTCTGCTCGATCAGTTGATTCAGGCGGGCAATTTCAGCTTCGCTGGACGACTTACGCAACTCCTCCTGGAGATCGCGAATGTCCTGCTCCAGAGCCGCGATAATACCGACGGCTTCTTCAGCGTCATCACCAAGATCACCAAGTGCGTCGCCAGCATCACCAGCGGCGTCGGAAAGCCCTTCGGTTGTTTCCTTCGCCTCACCGGCAGACTCCGCAAGCGTCTTGAGGGGCGACTGTTGGCCGACCAGTTCAAAGTTCTCGTGCAGCTTCTCGAGGGCTTCTGAGGCGGAGTGAGTGCCCGACTCCAATCCCTCAAGAGCGTTCGAGTACGCCCAATGGCGTTGCCCCAGGCTGGTAATCAGGTCATCCTGGCGTTCAATTTCATCGTTCAGTTTGCGTAGTTCCTGATGGTCCCGAGCCCAGTCGCGACCGTGCCGCTCGTAGGCTTCCACGTCGCCATAACGCATGGCGAGGACCATCAGCTCTTCAAGCTCATCTATACCCGCCTGAATAAGTTGCCGTTGCCGTTCCTGCTGCGAACGAATAGCCCGCGCAGCATCCAAGTCTGTCTGCGCTGCCTGGGCGCTCAACTCAAGGAACTTCGCGAGCGTCACGTCGATCGCGTCCTGCAATTCACCCTGTGCGACGAGCGGGTAGGCGGTAGCTTCAGCGAAGTTCAGGAGCGCCTGAGCACCTTCATCGTCGAGCGTCCCGGCAAGGTCTTTCACGGCCTTCTGAAGGCCATTCTCGTCGGTCGCTTCGGTGAGGTCATCTACTGCTTCGGTAACCTTTTCAGTTTGTGCGGCGGTTTGCACGAACTTGTCGCGCAGCTTCTCCGCTTCCTCACGGGTTTTATCCAGCGCCCGTCCGGTAGCCGTGTTGGCCTCTTCAAACTCGCCGAGGCGATTCACGACCGTATAGATGAGGGCTGCTGCAGTAGCGAGAATCCCTACGGGACCCAGGAACGGCAGGAAGGCGGCAGAAAGGAGGATGAGGCTACCGATGAATATTGCGATTGGGCCTGTAGCCGCAGCGATTCCGGCGATGGTTACACCAAGGCGCAGTGTGGCCTCATCCATGCTTGCCACACGCCTGACCAGGTTGGTGAGCCGGTCGGCCATGTTTTCAGCCCACTCGAGCAGACCCGACTGTGCGATCGCAATGGCGAGCCCCTCAAGGGCGGAGCGCAATTCAACCATTGCGCCTTTGAAGCCTTCCATCTGCTTCTCAGCAATTTCGGCGGCAGTGCCGGCGCTGTCCTCAAGCTCGCCCGTGAGGGTGGCCAGGGCGTCAGATCCCTGCTCGACGAGTGCAGCCATTGCGGGACCGGCACGCTGGCCGAAGAGGACCATCATGTCGCCGGTGTACGCGCCGCTGACCTCAAGCTGCTCGACAATCTCGGTCATGCTGCGGAGGCTGCCGTCCGCGTTGTGCACGTCCAGGCCAAGCCGGTTGATAACGTCCTGCACCTGCCGAGTAGGGTTCAACAGCCTTGTGAGGGCACCACGCAGTGACGTGCCGGCCATTGTTGATTGAATGCCGGCGTTACCCATCAGGCCGAGCGCAGCCGCAGTCTCCTCGAACGACATGCCAGCACCCTTGGCAACCGGGCCGGCGTAACGGAAGGCGTCACCCAGCTGCTGCAAGTCCGTGTTACTGCTGGTGAAGGCTTTTGCGAGGACGTCTACAGCGCCACCAAGGTCGTCAGCTTCAATGCCGAAGCCACTCATGACGTTAGTGACAATGTCCGCTGCTGTAGCGAGGTCCAGTTGCGCTGAGGCGGCCAGCTGCAGGGTGTCCGGCATGGCCTTGTAGATGGTGTTCGCGTCGTACCCGGCCATCGCGAGGAACGTCATGGCGTCAGCAGCCTGCGAGGCGCTGTAAACGGTGGTTTCGCCCAGCTCACGCGCCTGCCGTTCGAGCATCTCCAGGTCACGCCCGGTTGCCTTCGAGATGGCGGCAACCTTGTTCATGCTCTGCTCGAAGTTGCCGGCTACAGCGAGGATGGCACCGCCTGCTGCGGTGATGGGGGTGGTGACGAAGAGACTCCAGGATCGCCCGAAGGATTGGAGTTTCTGGCCGAACTTGTCGAGGCGTCCCTCTGCGCGGGTGAGCGCCTTGTTGTACTCTCTGTCGTCGAGCCCGATCTGCCCGAACACGCTGAACACGTTCACCGGGGCGCCTCCCTTCGTGAAGGCAAAAGAAAAGCCCGCATAAGGCGCGGGCCAAGAAAGATAAAGCCCCCAGGGCGGGGGCTAAGCTGCAGTTTTGAAACTGCTGATTAGGCGCTTGGAGAGAGCTTCAGTGCGAGCCCTACTGGCCGCCTGCTGCTCCGGGGTCATGCGTGGCGCTGGGGGTAGGAGGCCCATCTTCCGGGCGTACTTGTTGAACGGCCCGAGTTTCTTACCGCCACCCATCGTCCCGGCAAACTGCCACCCAATGAAGGCGGCGTTGAGGCGGTCGGCACGCTGCTGCTCCCCTGCGGTCTCTGCGGCTACCCGGACGGCCTGCAAAAACCGTGCGTACGGTATGGCAAGCAGCTGCTCGTCATCCCAACCGGCGTACCCTCCGGTGGTTCTTAGGAGTTGGAGGGCTTTTGCGAGGCCGTCTTCATCTCGGGGTTGGCCTCCATCAACGCCTCGATCTTGGTCAAAAAAGCAGCGATATCCTGCCCTTCCGCCAGCGCCTTGAGGATGTCGATGATGCTGTCCATCGGGAACAGCTCAGGGTCATCCAACGCCTTCCGGTCGACATTGAGCACGTCGGCAATGAGGGCCATTACCTCGTTCTCAGCGCGACTGAGGCTCGCCACGAGAATCTGCAGGACCTGCCCAGGCGTGTAGGAGGCTGCATCACCCAGGACGGCGATGCCATTCCCGAGGATGCGGGCGACTTTGAACACGTCCCGAAGGCCAAGCCGCCTGACGGTGTAAGTGGTGCCGGCAATCTCGATGGCCTGCCCCTGGTCGAGGATGGGGTCGGCTTTACTCTTCTTCGCCACTGGTAGCCTCCTGCGGCCTGCTGGCAGTCACGGTGGGTTCTGCTTCCCGTTTGGTCCTCACCGGGCGTTTACGGGCATCCTGTGGCACGTACAGGCCGCTAGCGTGATGCTGCACAACACCGGGCGGGTACGCTGCTGCTTGTTCTTTCGTGATTCGTTTCATTCGCTCACTCCCTGGAAATGAGACGGCCGCACTCCAGGGGTGCGGCCACGCGATACTGAACGCCCGGAATAAGGTTCCTGGACCGGAGCGCAAAAGAAAACCGCCCGTGGTGGGCGGTTAGTCGTCGAAGGCGTCGTCGATGTCGTCGATGTCCACTCTGCGGATTACCCGCTCGATTGGCACATCCAATATCTCCCCCGTGTTGGGGTCGAAAATCTCGGGTGGACCAGTACCAAACTGCAAGATCATGCAGTCCCGTTCCGTTAGGTCCTCCTCAAGGATGACGCCAAGCCAAGCGTGGAACTCCACACCCGAGTATTACCCGGCTATCGCATCCCGGTGGAAGATTCGCCACGGTTCCTCGCCAGGCTTGGCCGGGTCGAAGTGACCCGCAAAATCCACGGAGAGAACCATTTCGTCTGCATCGGCGCTGGCAAATTCGGGCGCGTCAAGCGCGAGGGCGTTCTCGACAACGAAGATCGCAATGGGCGTAATCTCACCGCTAGCATCCTGGTTGTACGTAACGAGAGCCACGTTATCCAGGTAGCTTTCAGGCTTGACCTCCCCGCCCGTAATCTCCTGACCCATGCCCCCGCCAGTGAGGGCCGCTCCTGTAGCGCCCGCAATCGCCTTGATGACGTTGCCAGCGGTGATCTCGAGGCCGTTGACAGTCAGGACGGGTGCCACCTCACCGCGGCGTTGGAAGCCTTTGGTGGGGCCGAGAAGGCCGTCAGCTTCAATCTGGCGCATGGTGCGGCCGGGGTTGAAGCTGTTGCCACCGTCGGTAGCGCCGAAGAGGGTGGCGCCGGTCAGGGCGCTGGCTACGTCACCAGTGCGGATGCTTTCAACGTCCACGTTGAAGTAGACGATTCCGGCACTGTCGATGATGTTGTTGACCGAGTCTGCGGTCACTCCACTGTATTCACGCATTACTGCTCCTTATCGAGGCCCGCTGTGCGGTACCTGCGAAGTGTGAGGTTGAAACTGACGAGCGCACGATCGTTCTCGTCAATCCCGATGTAGGCGGGATGCTGGTTCGCGCGACTGTGCCGGTACCGCCTGCCGTTGATCACGCGAGCATGAAACTGCAACGCATCAAAAGCCCGGGCGGCCAGCTGCTCCGCCTCCGCTTGATTCCGAGCCCTAGCGACAACCTGAACGGCCAGGCGCTCGTCAGCAGGCACGCCAGTCTCTGCGTAGAGGCGGTTTGGGTCACCCTGGTACGTTTGCAGGGCCAGGATCGTGTCGGGGCTGGCTGGACGCCGGCCGAGGGTTACCGGGCCTACGCCTCGGTCGGTGAGGAGGGTTTGAAGGTCGGGTAGGACGCTCACCGGTTCATCTCCGCAACAGTTCGGGCACGCATGGCTTTCAGGTACCGTTCCTGGCCCTCGCGCATGGGCTTTTCAATGAACTTGGGGCCACCCACACGCCTGGGGGTGTCCAGGTCCTCGTGCACCTTCGGTGCGTAATCGAGGTTGCTGCCGAGGCGGGCTACGCCTTCTGGGGCGGTTACCTCGTAGGCGCTGGTGGCACTCTTACCATCCCGTCCAGTCTTGGTGGCCCGGTGTTGCCGTCTGCCTGAGACGGCGTAGGCGAGGCTTGCCCGGAGTGCCCCAGTGTCCACTGGTGTGGCGAGGAGAGCGTCACCGTGGGCAAGCATGATCGCGTCCCTGAGGCCAGCATCCCGGGCGCGTTTCAACTTCCGAACATGCTGCTTCCGGTTGCTCGTGAACGTGACGCGGGTTTTACGGCGGCTCATGCCAACCCCGCAATCAGGTGCGACGGTCGGCCGCGCGTGTCAGCAGCACGACTGACGCTGATAACGCGCCGTTCAACACCGTAAGGGTCGGTCACCCGATCACCCAGCTTCACGGGCGCGAGGGTGCTGATGTGGGCACTGGCGACAACCTCCTGCCCCTCCGAGTTGCGGACGAGCTCGTGCTTGTACCGCCAACGCACCGCTATCTCAACCGCGGGTCCGAACTGGTCACCGTAGTAACCGTCCGAACTGATGAGCGGTTCGTGCACAGCCTCCTGAGTGAAGAACCGTTGCACGCGCATTACCAGACCGCCCGGAAAGTCCGGCCACCACCGGGATTCACGCCCGACAGTGCTTTTATGCGGTCGTCAATACTCGACCAGTCCCGCTCAATTCTTGCTGCGAGGACAGCCGGGTTGACGTACTCGGCACTGGCGTTATCAATGCGTTCACTGACCACCCGATCCGGGTCAGACCGGATGAGGGCAGCAGCCGCCATGTGAGGCCGGTAGTACGTGGCCTCGTCAACGGTAACGGCTGTAGTCTCGAGTGTCGCCCGAACTTCAGCCGATGCCAGGCTGTAGGGTTCGCTGGTGTCCCGTAGGAGGAAACGAGTGAAGGCTGTGGCCCACTCGATGCTCGCCGGGTCGATGGGACTCAATAGGCTTTCGTCGTAGGCCACACGTCACCTCACTTCCCCTTCTTCGACTTCGCTTTCGGCTCCGGTTCCGGTTCGATCACGGTGAAGGAGGGGTGGTGCCGGAACTTGTCCAGCACCTCCTTGTCCTCCACCACGGCCACACCGACATAACGACCGTCCACCTGCTCCTCGCGGAAGATGACGCCGTGAAAAATGCCGGTGCCGTAAGCGTGGCAAATGACGCGAGCCATGCTTAGACCGCCAGCCCTACGATCTTGCCGTGGAGCCATTCAGGCCCGTGGTTGAATCCGAGTTCACCGTAAAGCTGGTAACGCTCGTTCGCACCAGTCTTCGCAAGCTCCTCACGGAAGAGGACGCCCTTGCCCGGAACGGGAGTGCCGACAACACCGAGCGCGTCGACGTTCACAACGGCGATCGTGTCCTGCGGCAGGTCACGCTCCAACGCGAAGTTCAGCACACCGAAGGTCGTGTAGACAGTGCGGACCCTGACGCCACCAACGAACCGCTCGGCGTCCACCTTCAGTTTGTCCGCACGGAACAGTTCGTTGAGTTTGCGGAGTTGCGTGGTGTTCGCCAGGGCAATCACGTTATCCCCATCGGAAATACCGCCAGCCTGAATCATGGACACCATCAGGTCGTCGAACATGCCCAGCTCAAGCGGGGCAGCAGTCTCGCCACTGGTGGCGTTCACAATGTTGCTGGTGATTGCTTGCAACAGCCCACGAGTACGCCGGGTTTCCGCGTTCGTGGCCGGCTTGCGGTACTCGTTGTTGATGAACGCCCAGTTCAGGTTCCGGGCGATCAACTCCAGTTTCACACCGGTCTGGAAGTCCAGCTCGTCCGTGACAGGGTTGGATTGCCCACCGACGTTCAGGCCGGCAAGCTGCTGGTGTGCAGCCTGCTTGGTGTAGGAAACAACGACACTCTCCTGCACAATCTGCGTGACGTTAGTAACCTGACTGCGGGCAACGCCGGTGTGTGCGGGCGCGTCAGCCCCCTCCACCTTGCTTCGGTCAGCATCGTGGGCGGGTACTTCGTACTCCTGACCAACCGGGAACTCGGTGGCTGCCTGGTCAACACGGCCACTGTGGACGCCGCCGATGAGTTGCAGTAGGGCGTTCTCCCGCTGGCCCTTCTGGAAGAGCTCCCCGACAAAGTTTGGAAGCTCGAAAGTGGTGGTGTTGCTGTCTGCCATAGTGGTCACTTACCTTTCTGTATTTCGTGGATTCGCCGTTGGATTGCAATGCGCTCCTGGCGGGTGCGGGCTTTGCCAAGCTGCTCCTGCAGTTGGCTCAGCTGGACGCTGGTGGTCGTGGGGGCACTGCCACCGCCAGACCTGGTGGGGGTCGGGCCGGACTGCTGGGGGGCGAGGAACGGGTAGGACTTCAGGAGGGCGTCAACATTGACGTTGCCTTCCTCGTCCACGTGTTCCTCAGGGTCGAGCAGCTTCAGGGCGGCGGCTGGGTCGGCAACCTTGCCGGTCAGGGCTGCACGACGCTCTGCTGCTTCCGCTGCGGCTTTCGCTTCGGCTATCGCCTTATCGCGGTCCGCAAGTTCAGCTTTGAGGCGTTCTGCCTCGTCCATGCGTGCGCGTCGTTCGGCTTCTTCGCGTTCTGCTTCCCACTTTCTGCGTTCCCGTTCGAGCCGCTTCTTGATGATCTTCTCAACGTCCAGCTCGTTACCGCCTTCGGGTGGCGTGGTCCCCGTTTTTTCCGCTTCGGGGGGCGTGGTGCCCTCATTTCCGCTGGGGGCGTGCGTGGTGTCGAGATCTCCGCTCTCAACGGGCGTGGTGTTCTTTTCAGCTTCGTCAGCCATGTTTCGCAGCGCAGTTTAGGGACATGAGCGGGTGGTCCACGAGAGGGTTTAAGAGAGAAAGCCGCCCCCGGAGGGACGGCTGTACTGCCGGAAATCACTGTGCTGAACGTGTTAAACTAAGATTGCGCCTCGCGGGTGGCTAGACCCCAGGCGCACTAAGCCTGCAAGGAGGCTCAGCATGAACAAGTCTACTCGTATCTGCATGGAATGTGGTTCTCCTTTTGCGGTTGCGCAAAGCTACGCCGAGCGGGTAAATCCTCGACACTGCTGGAGTTGCACGCGTCGCCTATCGCCCGACTCGACCACTACCCCATGCGAATTGTGCGGTACGCCCGTGCGTTGGCCGAAGTCAAGGCCGAAGCGGTATTGCTCACGCTCCTGTTACTACGAAGCCAATGCCGCCGAGCGGATCACTAAGACCTGCGAGGTTTGTGAACGCTCATTTTCTATCCCGGCTGTCATCGCTGAACGCTACACCGTTTGTAGTTGGAAGTGCCGAACAGCCGGCGGCGAGATCGTCAACTGCGAACGATGCGGTAAACCCTTTCGTCGGAAGCCGAGTGAGCATCGACGCCGCCATTGCAGTGAAGAGTGCTATCGGCCTCCGCACTACATCACCTGCGCCACCTGCGGCAAGCGAACCCGAGTAGTACCCGCGAACGAACGCCGCTTTTGCTCTGTTGCTTGTTACCGGAGGCATGTGGGCGAGACCAGCCTAGAGGCGCGAGTGCGCGAGGGGTTAGAGGAGCTGGGCTTGCCATTCGAACAGGAAAAGCGCGTTGGCCGCTACTCAATCGATTTCGCCCTCTACTTCCTCGGTGTGGCGCTCGAAGCTGACGGCACGTACTGGCATCAAGACAAGCGACGGGACGCCCGCAAGGAGAGGGCGTTGGCAAAAGCGGGCTGGAAGGTCGTACGTGTGACTGAAGACGAGATCATGCGGGCGCCGGACGTGGCGCGGCTGCTCCGTAAGCGGCTCAAGGCTTCACTACCAACCTCCTGATGTTGTCCAGGCGGGCTTGGGGGCCTTCGTCCAGCCTTGTGCTTTCTCAAAGGGCGTAGGGCCGGTAGCAAACCGCTTCCTGTCGCCGTGCGCTTCACGGAATGCATCGCGTGTCTGCTGCTGATGCTCACGAACGCTGTCAAGGTCAACGAGCCCGCCTTCGATCCACTCCCGGCGTATCGGGCTTGTTGCGCAACGGCAACGAGGATGGGCGGGTAGAACAATGTCGGAGAGTTTATATACGTGCCCGTCTCGTGCGGCGCAATACTCGCAGGTGTTATCCAGCGGTGTGGCGACCCACAGGGCCATCGTAATGTCAGCTTCGCGCATGCTGGACTGCCGCGCATCCTCCAGGCTGCTGATCAACTCAGTGCGGGCTATCGTCTCGGCTTGGAAGGCGAGGCCACCCCTGCCCTGCACGAGCAGGTTGCGCTCCCGGCCGAGACTGTCGACGCCACGCCGGTAGAGCGGCTTGGCATTCGGATCACCCAACACCGCCCGCCGCACGTCATAAGCAATGCGCCTGGGCCCGCGGCCCTCAACGAGACCATTGATGACCGCCTGATTGATCTTGTCCACAGTCTGAGCGCCGTACCTCGTGAGGCGAGCGGCACTGTTCGCCACCTGCGCTTCAATTGCTGCGAAGTTCACCTGCGTAGCAAGGGCAAGGTGCGCTGCATCATCACCAAGGCGTTCCAGGAGTAGACCAACCTGCTGGTGGCCTTCCTGCTGACCGAGAGTTATCACGTCACGCATGATGCCGAGACCACCACTGGTGCTCGTGCCCAGGTCGAGCGCCTGCAGGCTAGCGTCGAGCTGCGCAAGGATCGCGCGCGCCCTGGCTTCCCGGAATACCCTGCCCTCCCTGGCGAGAGCTTTGATGGTGTCCGGGTCGAGCTGCGCACTGAGCTGCCGTTGGATGCGTCGGTGCGCTTCCTCAAGGTACCGCCTGAGTGCGAGGGTGGTTTCTCGTTCCGCTTGGAGGATGATGCGGTCCATCTCCTCCACAGCCCTGATAACGTCGACGGCCATTACTCAGCCTCAGCAGCGGGTAGGAGTGGACTGACACTCAAGGGTGTTTCCTCGCGCGTAATGTGCTCCTCAATATCCTCTGATGATGCTGACGGGTAATAGGGCGCGAGCTCGGTCACAGCCATGCGCAAGCTGATGACGCCGGCACGGTAATCCTCACGGATCTGCTGCGCTGCCGTGGCGCGCATCTGCTCACGACTGACGCTCACGATCACCGGGGGTGGGTTGGCAATGCCTTCCAACTCCGCGTAGTCAGCGACAACGTCAGTCAGGAGCCTCGACTCCAGGTGCGCGTAGTCGCGGAGGCCGGTCGTGTAAGCCACGTTCGCCTGCTGGATCGCCTCACCCGACGGCCACGCACCCGAACCAATACTCGAGATGGGCAAGCTCAAGTCACCACGAATGCGCTCCAACCCGCGATCCTGCAGGGTGAACAGCTGCTCCAGGTCCGCGGCGTCTACTCGGCCGACCTTAGAGTCTGCTTCGTCGCTCTCCATGATCACGGTCGCGCCAACTTCAGTGACACGCTGCCAATGCCCAGCCTGCCAGAGGATCGGGAAGGCGTGCGCATCCGCAACCCGGAGGATGCGCAACTGCTGCACAAGCTCCGCACGCAACTCCCCCAGCGCCTGACTTAGCTCACCGACGGGCAAGCCTGCTTGGTTCGTGTCGAAGATGGCGAGGCGGGGAACACTAGTATCCGACCACTCGTCAGCCGGGGGTTTACCCAGTTCCGTAGGGCGGGTGAGGTCCCGCCATTCCCTGATACTGCGATCCTCGAAGTCGTAAACGCGAACCCGGTACCTGACTTTGAGGCTGTCCGGGTCCTGGGTGACCTGGTACAGGCCGACAGGCTCCCCCGCTGGGTCATCAGGGTGGTAGAGCGGCTCAAGGTACCCGCCTAGCACCTGAATGCGGTTCCGGCCGGTGCGTTCCTCGTTGAACGCCCACGCCGCTGCGATGCCGTTGACGAAGAGGCTGTCGAAGACGTTGCGGGCGACGCCCCTGAGGTCGATCTCTTCGAGGCGATTGTCGATGCCGTCGGTGTTGTCGCCGCCCCAGTTGACCTCACCGACGGCCCCGGACCGCTTGATCTTGAGAACACGAGGACCGCGGGATTGCAGTTGCCTGGTGTAACGGTTGAACTCCTTCACAGCCGACGCGCGCGCCTGCGGATCGCTGGGTAGTGGAATCAACTGGTCAGCATCCAGGGTTTGCTCGCCGTGCGCCCAATCGAGCGCCTCAGCAGCCTCTGAGATTCGAGCTTCCACGGCTTCAAGTTGGGCGCGCACGAAAGCGGCCGTAACATCAATCATCTTGTGCGTGCCTCCTTAGTACCTTCCAGCCAACGCCCGAGCAACATCAGGGTTGCTGGCTTCCTTGCCGAGCAACGCATGGTGCAGGGCGGCAATGGCGTCGACAATGTCGTCGTGAGCATCCACCCGAGGGTCGCCAGTAAAGGCGAGCGCTTCACCCTCGATCTCCGTGGTGATGGGGGCGCCCTTGGGTAGCCTGATCTCCCCGCGGTTCCACGCGGCAGCGGCCGGCATGGCGCGCGCCAGCTTGTCCGTCACCGCCCGCTCGGTCCGAAGGCGAACCCCGTAATCCTTGCGAAGGAACGCGGCAATACCAGACTCTTGCCCGCCAATGAACGCGAACGGGTTCGGAGCTTGCTTCAGGCGTGCAGCCCAAACGGTGGCTTCAGCCTGAGCCCTGTACAGGTCGGTTATGTAGATGACACCCTCATGGACTCTGCCGGTAATGAACACCGTCCAGTCGCCAGCCTTCGAGGTGTAAGCAAAGTCAGCGCCGGTAGCCTCCCGGTACCCGTCACGCGGCAACCCCAGAGGGTCGTAATAGGTGGCAGGCTTGAACACCGCCCCGAACTCATGGATGAACTCGGCAAGGTACTCCTGGTGGAACACCATCACCGGCAAATCAATTCGAGCAGCCTCCACCTCCACCGGGCTAATGAACGGGTTAGCGGTCGTAGGCTTCTGCCACGCCATCCAATCCTCATCATCCGACACGCCCCGCTGGAACAACTCCTCGAAAAAGCCTTTACCCTTCGGGGTGCTCGCAAACCACGCGCCACCCTGAAAGTCTGTCAACGTTGGACGGATAGCTTCAGTCCACTGCCGGCGTAACCGTTCACTCGGAACGATAGCCGCCTCATCCACTGCCACCAGCGCGTACTTACGGCCACGGCCAGGGTCATCCGTATTGTGGAGCGTCCAAAAGTCCAGAACGCCACCCGTCACCAGCTCAAGGCGTTTCTTTTGACTATCCGACCGGGTGACCACAGGTGCAAGGAGGCGCTTGGCTTCCCGCCACACTTCATCGAAATACTTTTCGTTTGGCGCGAACCACGCTGCCGGTTTACCGGCAAGCAGCACCGGCACCATCCGGTCTATCAACAATGCCGTCTTACCGAACCGACGTCCACAAACGAGCACGTTGAATCGTTTTGCTTCATTGATGATCTCTTGCTGCGCAGGGTGCGGGCGTTGCAGTTCCAGCCTAAGCTTCTGCATCGTCTACGTAAGCAACCTCGATGCGCATACCACCCTGGTTTTCAACGCGATCCACAAAGCCGCTTTGTGATTTCGCTAGGTACTCAGAAGCCCGTAGGCGGTCGCGGTACTCCGCCTCGGGGTGTTCCCCTCGAACGCTTGCGCTCCACCATTCCTGAAGCTCCTGTAGGCCCATAATGGCGGTTGTGCGGGCTTCATCCTGGAGTTTTGCGAGTTCCGCAGCGACGTTAGGATTCGTTAGGAGTTGCCTGCCGTAGTTGGGGTCGCTGTAGCCTGCGCGGGCTGCTGCGGCGGTGGCGTTGAAGTCGGTTACGTACTCGCGGACGAAGGCCGCCTGTTTGGGTGTGAGTTTGGGTTTGCTCATGACGGCCTCCTTTCAATCATGGTGGACAGGGCGGGGGTCGAACCCGCACTCCAGGCGGTGCTCTACCACTGAGCTACACCCGATACCGGGCGGCGGGGAATTGAACCCCACGCACACCACCTTTGCTCTACCAGTTGAGCTACCAGTCCAAGAATGCCGCCTTGAAGCTGGCGGCGAGCTTCTCTACTCCGGCTTGGCTTCGGTGCCGGTAAGTGGCACTGCGTACGCCTTGCTGTCGTGGACCCTGAACTCTCCGTCAATGACAATGTCCCCGCCGTTCACCCTGAGGTTGCCTGGGGTCACCTCACACTGGCAGTTGCACTTTGAGTTGCCTAGTACCAGTTTGAGGAGTTCCACGTCTGCATCGCTAGGCTTTCCTCCCGCGAAGAGGTCTACAACCCGGAGCCAAGCCATGCGCTGCACTGCGGCTTTGATCTCCTCAAGGGGTGCTTCTTCTTTCACGGCTTTCAGTAGGTCCGCGTACATGCTCACTGTGGCGCCTGCCTTTCTTTTATGCGAGTAGGAATGCGTCTACACCCGGCAGGGCCTTACCCTGCTCATCCCCCTAGCCTGTTCTGCGGTCATGCTGCTTTGGGTCGCCGGCGAATGCTTGCGAGGTGGTCGCGGAACAGTCTCGCCCGTCGTTTCCAGTCTGGATCTGCATCCCGAGTGGGTACCCTGCGGATACTGCCATCAGCAGTCCGCGTGTAAGCCCGACCATCGGAGGCGTGGCTGATCATGCCGGCGGCTGGACTGAAGATGGTGCCAAGGCGAGCGCGAGTGCGAGCTTCAGCCTGTCGTTGACGGTAGTTCATGACGAACCTCCCTATATCCACAAGTGCATGTAGTGCTTACCGAACTCCTCAAAGGCTGCGGCTGCACGTTCGCATTCACTCTTGGGAGCGGAAAACTGTTTCCCGGCGGCGCACCACTCGAACGCCCAAATCATTTCGTCCAGCAGGTCATCCCACTCTTTTTTGGTCATGAAGGCGGGGTGCCCATGCAGGTTGCGTTTGAAGCGTTTTAGGCGAGGGGCAATGATCTTAGCGAGGCTCATGTCGAGGCTCCACAGGTCACTGTCTGGCCAGCCTCGTGTGAAGCGTTGGCGTAGGAACCGTAACTGGCGGGGCAGTAGGGTTAGGTGGTTGCGGAAGCGTCGGCGCATGATGGTGAGCTTGGAGATTAGCTTTCGGAGCATGTGCGCCTCCTTGCTGTCTTTTGGGTGCGGGCGTGGGAGTTGAACCCACCTGAACCAGCGCATGAGACTGGCCTCTGTCCCCGTCGAGTTGCCCGCATTGATTGCCACCAGTAGGCCGGTGGCCCGCCATACCTCCACCAGGGCGCAGTTTCACGCCATACCCGGGGCGAATGGTGGACTCGGCGGGAGTCGAACCCGCGTCCTGAACTTCTTCACTGCCAGCGTCTACACGTTTAGGCCATTCCATTAGGGGGCGTTCGAGCAGAGCGCGGAATGGACAAGCTCGCCCTGCCTTCATGCCCTTGCCCCTTCACCGCTAGGGCAGCACGTGATCCCCGGTGTTCATTCGGACTTGGGACTGCTACCGGGTGATGCTTCCCAGCCCGGCCTCACTTACGCAGCGAGGGCTTGAGGTTGACGGGCCTTGAACAGGCCAGTTATCAGGTTGCCGGTTAGGGCTTTGACCCTTGGTAACGCGGCCAGGGTCGCCCGCGACGTGCAACTGTGCAGCTCTATGAAGTCCAGTCGAAACCGTGTCGAGCCCAATAAGTCCGGCATCCCAGGAGGTCAAAGGGTGCCGGAACAAAATAAGTGGCCCTCCGGTTTGAGCATCGTTGAGAGGCTTGGAGGGCTCATGGCTTGCCGGAGCAAAATAATCCCCCTGGTTTCACTCGCAACCAAGGGGAACCCGGCCACCGTGCAGTGTAAGAGGATCTCGAGTGACGCTGCACACGATTAGTAGCCAAGCAGAACCACGCGCCACTTGGATGGGGGTGATGGTGCGTGGCAGGAAAATAATCACGGTGGGATGGGCCCACATCTTGTACTAGGAGATTCCAGCCGCCAACTGCCCCTTTAACCATTGAAATTGAATCGATAGTTTCAGGAGTCTCCCACCGCGATCAAAATACGCCCTAGTATACCAGTGCTTGTACCCGCTTGTGTGAGAATACTAAGCCTTGTGCCTAGTTTATTTAGGTGGCAGGGTGTGCGCGATGATCTCTTGGGGGGTCACGATGCCCCTGGGGAGAGGCTGGTCGGACTTCAATTGACACCAGCCGAACCTTAGTGGGAGCACCTGCCCGTCTGCTGTCACCCGTCTGGCGCACGCCGTGTAAAAGTTCGGTTGAGTGCCGGGGTTTAGGTGCGGGTCGGGACGGCACTGGTGCTTATAGACGGTCCACAATTCCACGTGCCCACCTCCCAACAGTTGCACCGGTG